CTGTATATAAATCTTTTATTTTTCTCATCCTTTTTGAAAGCAAGGATGGTGTAGTTTCGTTTAACTAACTCTTCAACTGTTTCATATGAAACATTATAACAAAGCATGGCTTTTGTGCCAGTGAAACCACTTCTATCTAATGAGTTCACCCATGGTTTAATTTTGTCAAAATCATATCCAGTAATACTACCAATCACTATATCATTCATAATAACTCCAATCAATTAATAATCTCTAAATCTCTTTATTTTACGACCCTGTTCAGGTGTGTCACTCTTATATATATTCGCCAATGTATTAGTACCTTCTTGACCAGCACCTGCTTTAGGTAAAATATCTGGACTAACACTCTCTCTTTTAGCGATATCTCTATACTTTAATTGCTCTTCTCGTTCTCTATCACGCTTAGACCGATGTTGCATAATCTTTGGAGGATTTTGTATGTTCTTAACTGTATGAGCAATCACATCACCTTTTGATTTTGTTATACGTTTAATTGCACCTAACATATTACCCTCTTGTTAATGTAAGAATCTTCTGTATCTGCGCTTCAAGAATTGGTTTACGATTAGGCCAATTGATGTATGGTTTGTCTGCCGTCTTTAAAAGATTAGATAAAAAAGGCATAATAATTTTTTCTACTTGTATCAATCTTGCCTTGTATTCTTCTACTGTCTCATCTTTTTCGGCAATGACTGCATTATATTCTTCTTCTGATACCGCAGAGAATCCAAAATCATTATCACCATACTCTGCAAGAATTTTATTTATATCATATGCCATTATTTACTCCAGTTTTTCTGTGCAGTAAAATTCAAATGCGAGAACTCAAGTCTATCTACCAACTTAACTGCATTACCTGATAGTTTATCAACTGCAACAAAACCTTCAGGATTTGTCACTTTGAAACCGTCTTCTGTTTGTACGAATGTGCTTGTAACTTGTTTCATCTGTTGTAGTTTTTTGATAATCATATTCTTGGCATCAACCATGCCATTTTGCATATCAAATATATTTTTCAAATCGTTTGCAGAACCACGGAAAGTACGCATGATTTCATTCTTAATCATGGTCTTATCTCTCTTTGTCTTCTCCATCTTTGCAGAAACAATATCTTTGTTTAGTTTTTCTTCTACCCACTTCAATAATTCTCTTGTATGTGCGGCAGTGTTTGTAATCTTTTGGCCTTCACGCACTTTGGTGTTGTTGAATGTCTTAATGTATTCTCTGATTGTATCGTTACCAGAAATTCTACCAATAGACATGGTATTTGTTTGTTTGAATATTGTACCGATGGTGGATAAAATAGATGTTATTTGTTTTGTTTCATCTTCTGTGAATGATGCTGTACCAGATGCATCGGTAAAATATGCATCACGAAACCAAACATCTTTAGTTGGTGTTAAATTCTTAATGTCGATATTGAATGATGCCTTCATATCTGCAAATGTTTTACCCGTGTATGAAGTATGAAACACAACACCCATCTGTGCAGCCTGCATAGTCTTTGCAAGTTTAGAATCAGATGGCACAGCATAGATTAATGTGTTTGGTTGAAATGTAATATAACTTTCACCATCAAGTGTTTTCTCTGATAGGTCACCTTTTGCAAACATCATATCACCTTGCAATACACCTTTGATGCCAAGTTTTGGAAGATAACGTAATGCAACTTTTAGTTTTGCATTAAGGCCTTCACCTGAATGGTTCTTATCAATGTCTGCATCGGTATAATTCAATTTTGCATTTGCATTGAATACACCTTTTGTACCAACAAAGAATTTACCATTGTCTGGATTAATACCACAAAAAATTGCAGGTGAACCGTCCCACTTTGTTGTAGTGTTTACTTTTGACGATGAATGACCAGCAAGCATATCTCTCAATGCCTGTAGAAAATTAATTGCATCACGACCACCTTGTACACCACGATTCAGAATTTCATCTTCAAGGTGTTCTAGGTGAAGGTTTGCACCTTCTTTTTTTGCTTCGGTTAAAAAATCTTTAAATTTACTCATATATTTTTACAAAGTAAGAACTCTGGTTAGTATTTGATGCACCATAAAGGAAAATGTCTGTTGAAAATGAATCTACTTTTGTTAAATCACTCATCATCACATCAATCATTTTCATACACATATATTTTGAAATAATAAAAGATTCTGTTTCTTTTGCCCTTGCAATAGAAAGTTTCTTAAAGTCTGCCTCTGACACCATTTCACCCATATCAGATTTATTATATCCTATAAAATTTTGATTATTGAATAACTTCTTATACATTTCATAAAAATCTGTCCAAAAAGCAGGTGTGTTAACTTTATTCACAAGTTCGGATTCTGAATCAGTAAACATACCTTTACCATAATTATTTTTCAAATAGATGTTCACATTACCACCCCCAACTTTACCACCCGCAGCAGTTGAACCTGAAATTTCACCTTGCCATGATGGTTTACTTGCACTACCACTTGTTGCACGAAATTGAACTCTACCATCACCAATATACAAGTAACAATCTATTGACGAGAAAAATGGAAGTTGTCCTTTTGTAATTCTTTCTGGACTTACAGTAAAACCATTAAATGCATATGTTCCTTTTTTTGTACCAGGAACATTATACTCACCTGCTTTAACATTTCTTTCAATTTTCTTTAATGATACACCCAATAATTCTCTACTAGCTGAGGTACCTTTACCTGCTAAAACATAAATTTCTTTATTAAGTGCAGACCAACTATCGGATGGTAATTTAGGTAATGACTGTTCTGTTTTACCATATGTTGTCATCCAAATGTCACCTGGATTCCATTTGTCATCACCAAATGAACCTGGTGCTTGCGGTGTATTGCTTGCTTTATCTGCTGCTAAACATTCTTTTTTATATTCAAATATTTTTTTATGAAACTCCGAATCTCTATGAAAATATACTGTTTTTCCTGATTTCATCTTATAGTTTGCATAAAGATAATTTGCAACTTTAACATAAGATTGCACCCATTCAGGAGGACTTTCATTTAACACATCATCTAATGTAGTTTTACCAGTATCAACATATTTAGCAGCTGTCACTAAATCTTCATGTGTTAAATCTTCCCACTTAATTGCTTTTTTCTTAACATTAAAAACTAATGATGCAACATAACATTGACCACTTTCTGTAAGAGCAGTTAAATCAGAACCACCCCTACTACCTCCACCACCACCAAATTCTTTACTCTTTTTAACATCTGATATTTTATATTGTTTACCATCTGAACCAGTTAATCTAATAGCACTAAATGCCGTTTTATCACCAATTTTAAGAGATTCAATTTGTCGAATTGCATTGGCGTTTTTGGCTTTAGGAAACATCATAACAGTTTCTTTATTTCCACTAAGATATACTTCTAATCCTTTATTTGAATTGATAGCATCTAATAGAATTTTTCTTCTATCAGGTCTTTTTGCATTTGGAAGTTTGAAAAACTCATCAGCCGTCAATTTTGACATTAAATACTCCTATCAATTTATTGGAGTATTTATGCTATCACAACTACCGTATTATGTCAAGCACAGTTCCATTTGTCCAGACTTCTTGTTCATTCCTAATTCGTTTTTCTGTTGTTAATGTGTCAAAACGATTGATGGCCTTCTTACGCCACCATTCTATGATGTTGGATAGATGGTGTTTTTCATAGTTTTCACCAGGAATTAACTTCTCTGCATCACCATTGACAAACTCCACCATATTCTTAAATCCATAATCTGAAATGAAGTATCGTTTCTGTTCATTTAGATTCTTGGCGTTCTCAATAGTCAACTTAAACTTATCACCTTCTGGTGTGCCTTTAAGTGCAACCTTAATAAGATTGACCATTGTATTAGATATCTTCAGTTTGCGACTTGATGCATCTTGTGGTGCCAAATCTTCTTCAATAATACTTTCAATATATTTTTTCAGGTCACTATATGTTTTGCCATGTAACATAGGCATGAAATCACTATCAGTTAGGCCTTTAAATCTAATCAGAGGTTTCATACCATCATACTGCGATACTGCCTTAGAACTACCATACAAACTTGTAGTTTCAAACAAACAGGTTGTCATCTTATACTTGTCATCAAGCATCTTACGGACTTCATGTGTAGTGCAGATTGCAGCCAGTAACTTACCACCAAGATAATTAAAACCAAATGGTTGTGCAGGTACGATAACGAATCCCATCGCAGCACATTGATTGAATCTCTGAGCACCACCTTCGTGTTGTGTGAATACTCGACCTAACATATCATTACGAGGTTTGCAATTGATGACTGGTGAACCAAGACGAATGAAACCAACCCACTTCTGAGTTTTTTTTTCAAGTATTGCTAAACGCAAACAACGACCAGGTATACTTGTCATATTTGAATGGCTTGAAATCATATTCAAATAAGTATCCCATTGGTCTTGTGGTAATTCAATGAGTTCAAACTCCATATCAGCAGGTGACATTGTAAAATCAGAGAACAAGTCTTCTTCAGGTCCCATGCCAAAGAGTACAGGTGACCTCTCTGCCATAGATGCCACTTTTTGTTCACGCATGTATTCATCAATACGACCAAACTTATCAAAGTAGTCTGAGAATACATCTGCACAATGAACAGCCTGTTCGTGTGTTAACTTCATACTTTTAATCCACCAAAATCTTTTCTACGTTCTCTGTTACCAAATGTGTTTAATGGTTTATCAGGAATGCCTGCATCAGCAATATCTTGTTGTGCAGATTCTTCAACATCATATAGTCTCATCTTTGCTCTATCAATACCAAGAACAAACCTCTTATATAAATTAGGATCACCATAACGATTCTTCAATTGTTTAACAAGAATCTGATTCAAGGCTTCAAGTTCTTCATTACTCACCAACGCAAACATAAAGTCAGCAGTTGCAGGTAGACCAAATGATTCAGAAGTATCTTCAAGACCTGGATCCGAATTACTGAAACCACTACGAGTTGTTTGTGTTGCAGATACAACTGGTACACTAAACTCAACAGCAAGACCACGGAGCTCTTCTGCAATTGCCTTGATGTATGAGTAACTGTTTACGTTTGCGCCAGGTTTGATTCGTGCTGAACAACAGATGTTTAGATAATCAATAAAGATAATGTCTGGTCTGAAATTCTTCTTCAAAGCCAAATCATTTAACAATGCACGGAAGTGGAGTACACTTGCACCAGCAGTTGGATATTCTTTGATGATTAACTTGCCTTGTGTCTTAGATTTGAGTGCAGAGAATTTTCTTGTGTAATCTTCTTTACTGATTGTTCTCAATTCATCCAAATCAATATTTAACAAGTTAGCATCAATACGTTCTGCAATCTTTTCTTCTGCCATTTCCATTGTGATATAGAGAACATTTTGTCCTTGCGACATATTACCAGCAGCAACGTGACACATGAACAAAGACTTACCAACACCAGTGCCAGCAAGTGCAATGTTCAATGTCTTAATTGGAAGACCGCCTTTAGTAATCTTGTTAAAGAGGTCAAGGTCAAAACGAATACGAGATTCTACTTTGTGATATGAATCATAACGAGAATCATAATCTTGTGTGTAATCGTGACCAATGTTGTTATCAAATGAAACACCAAGAGCATCACTTAGAAGTTGTGGAATTTCACCCTTAGTTCTTTTCTCACCCTTACTATCCAAAATGGAAACAGATTCCATAATGGCATTATAGATGGCCTTGTCTTGGCAAAACTTTTCAGTTTGTTCAATTAGCCATTGTGTTTCAGTTGGTTCATCTTTATCTGAATGTACTTTGTTGAGTAATTCAATTGCCTCTTGGACTTGAGGCTCAGTAAGAGTCTTCTTCTCTGTGAAGTTGATTACAAGTGCCTCATGCGTAGGAGGATTCTTGTATTGATTTATGAATTCAAATATTTCTTTGAATACAATCTTTTCTGCATTGTCTGAGAAATAATCTGGTCGAATGAATGGTAATACTTTACGAACATATTCTTCATTGTATATCAAATTCTTGATTATGGTCTGTTCTAGTCTGTTCATTTGCCTGTGTTTCTAATAGTGTAGTAAGTATGTCACCCATGATTGTATGCAAATTATCATCTTTTGTCAAGTCATCAATGTCATGTTCACCAGAATGAACAATCGTATATCCGAATTGCAATCTTGCAAATTCACCTTCTTCAAGTACTCTTGCCTTCTGATAGTGATATATTACTCCTTTGTATTTTTCCATTAGGAGTTCTATACCAGTTATATCAGAATCTTTGAAGTCAAAGAAATGATAATCAACGTCTTCTTTAAGCATCTTCTGTTTCTTCCAAAACAGGAGTTTCTCCCATAATGTTTCCATACGCAATCTCATATTTGTGTTTAATAAAATCTTTGAATTTTGAATCTTTTAGGATTGATTCCATAAACTCAGCGGTTGCAGTATCAGCAATTCGTTTCTTATCACCAATTTCACCCGTCAATTGGTCCACCTTAGAATACCAACCGTTGGTTGGTTTGACCACATGGCCGGATTCAATAGCAAGGTCAAGTAAACCAGAGTACTTACTAATACCACCATCAAAAGATACAGAAATAGGTATTTTAGATTTTTCTTTGACATAACGACTTTTCTCTACGTTGATAATGAAGTTGTAACCGACAACTTCGGTGCCATCTTTTTCTTGTTGTCGGCCAATAATATAAATGTTGTCAGCAGAGTAATAAGAACCTGTACCACCACCAACGATATCTTTCGGGAACATACCAATCTCTTTGTAAGTATGATTCACAACAACCATTGAAATGTCTTTGATGTTCAAGTGTGGTGTTACCATACGGAACAAACTCTTAACTTGTTTAGCACGGGACATATCAGCAACAGATTTGCCTTCAAGTGCATCTTCAACTTCTTTCTTTGATGCCAAGTTACCAATAGAATCAAGTATGATGATTAATTTATCACCACGATTCACTTCTTGAAGCTGTTGCATGATATCAAACTTCAATTGTTCAATGTCAGTCAAAGGTGTGTGTAACACTCTGTTCATGTCAATTCCAAATGTTTCAAAGTACTTGACTGGTGTACCAAACTCTGAATCATAGAATAAAAGGACTGCCTCAGGGTATTTGTCCATATAAGATTTCGCCATTAGCAAACTGAAGGCAGTTTTAAAGTGTTTAGATGGACCTGCCCACATTGTAAGACCAGGAATAAGGCCGCCATCAAGTCTTCCAGATAGTGCCACGTTAATCATTGGCACACCTGTTGTAACCATATCTTTTTCTGTAAAGAATTTAGACTTGGATAGTATTGCACTATCTTTAATCGTTGAATTCTTTTTAATTTTGTCAAGTAAGCTCATTAGAAAGATCCTCCATCCATTTTGGTAATTTGTGTTTTAGGTATAAGTTCATTTTTTTCATCTTTAAAGAAGGATTCTAAACTAGGACTAGCTGGTTTGTCAAGCTCTTTTTTCTTCTTTGCCTTCTTTGCAGGCTCTATCTCTACTGGTAGTTTTAATCTTTGGTATGTTTGATTTGATGCAATCAATAACAGAACGGCAAGTGGGTCGAATACGATAATGATAATTAGAATTACACTTCGCACTGCTTTATCTATGAAGTTCGGATCATCCTTACTGTAAAATAATTCGGCTATGTACTTAATAGGACCAATCTCTGCCGTTAGTTTGTTTTCTTCTGATAATAAAGGCAACTTCTCAGTTGAAACTCTTTTAAGTTCTGCCTGTGTTTCTTGTATCTGTACATCAATCTTCCGTGATGCGGTTGCTGGATCGCCTGCTCTTTGAAGTAGATAATTCAATCGTTCTTTGGCAATCTTTTCTTGTGTGTCTAATGTTTTTAATTGAACACTATTTGCACCAACAACAATATTTGTATCAAGGTGTGCTTTTGAAAGATATCCAAAAATACCCATTGAAGTAATCAACATCAAAAGAACAATGGCACCTAAGAAATAGTAACGCATTATCCGCACAGTAACATCCCAATTGTTATATAGCCAAGATACTGTTACCAATTTTGATACTTCAAGAACCGAACCCATAACGATAATTGGCCAGTACGAACCTGGAAATATCTGTGCAAGTCCAATGACTGAATAATAGGCCGCAATGGCTGATAATCCAATTGCAGTTAAAAAAGGTAACAGTACTTGTATCATGGGTTTCTCTTAGAGTGTGGAACATCAAACACAAAAGTAATTCTTGTGCAATCTCCTACATTTTTTGTTCCATGCATTAATTTATTATTGAACCAAAGT